AACGCAAAAAAAAAAATAACCCAGCCTCTACAAACAAAAAGGCAATAAATCAACAGCTGATCTATTCAAGACCCCATCTTACAAGGAACTACATCCTGCAGAATCTGAATCGAGCTCAAGTTCAAGTGAATCAGAGCCAAGTAGCTCTTCAACGGAACAACAATAAGCCTTAAAAGCAGTCCTGTTTGGACTGCCTTTTAAGATTAAACAATTATCAATCGTACTTAACTAGAAAATCATAATCCTCATAGCACTCGCCTCAAACATATTTCTTGCTAGTTTACTATAAGCGTGATTAAATAGAGTTTGTAAGAAAACTTATAAAGGAGAACAGATATGAATCCAATGGACCTATTTAACCAAGTAAAAGAAATGATCGAAAAGAAAGATTTCGAAGCTGCTAAAAAGTTTGTCGATGACAATAAAGATGATTTGGGAGAGTACTTCGACCAAGCTAAATCTCTTGTGTCAGGCAACGAAATGGTCAGTGGAGCTTTAGACAAGATTAAAGGTCTATTCTAAGACGAAATCCCCTCAATCAATAAGATTGAGGGGACTTTTTATGTTTAGAGTTTCTATTTAGAGACAATGCATAACACAATCTAAGATTCTTTAGAAACACAAAAAAGAGATTCCCTAAGGAACCTCTTTTTGTTCTATATGACTATAGAATTATTTTTTCAAGTTGTAGAATGATTTCAAACCACGGTATTCTGTTAGTGCGATTTTAAATGCGTATATAATAGGAAGAAAACCTATTAAATAAGGATATATGCGTGTACGGTATAGATGATAAAATGCACATAAAGTTACTAAAGTTTACACTTATTGCCCCTTATTTGCCCCTCTTTTTATAAAAAAGGCTTGGCAGCATAGGCTACCAAGCGTCATGGAAAAAACCAAATACAATCACCCACTAGAAAACTAGAGGCACGCAAATCGTACATATATAGTGTACCTCTAGTTAGATTAAATGTCTAATTCAAAACAAAGAATACACAAAAAAAGCCCGACATAAAGTCGGGGCAGTTCGAGAAATTATCGAAATAACGCCAGTATTCCACTGACTATGTTATCACTTATCAATGGAAATCACAAATAAAAAAAGAGCTATGAGATTAACTCATGGCTCTTTGCCTATGATGGATAGATATATTATACCAAATAAAAAAAGCCCCAGCAAATGCTGAGGCTCGACCACTACCACCATGATGTCCGAACTGTGGTCTGTCGGGAGGTGATATACTCCTTTTCGTTTTATAGTTTGCGTGGTCTTGATTAATTATCCGTAGTAGTTAACGAGGTCGTCTTTATCCCAACATGAGAGCCAAACCGTACCAAATTGGCCAAACTCGAAATGTCGATAATAATAACCGCCGTAGTAGCCGCCGTCTTGTATGTCGGTGATGTTAGATTCATCGCCGGCAAAACTAAAGAACATACCTGCCTTGAAGTCTTGGTCTGCACCGTCTGGCAAATCGTTCCCGTCGGCATCTACCCAGTTCACCATTGAAACAGGAATACCATTTTCTGTCCAGTCGAACCCTACGGGTGCCAAATAGTCACATTTGATTTGCCAAATGCCGTTCACGTATTTGACCTCATTGGCTTCGTAATAAGCCTTGGACTGTGGCACTACCGCAGTATTAGCTTGGTTGTTGGTTTGAGGTGCAGTGTCAGCATAGCGCCAAACTTCGATATAAGCTGGCTGATTCCATCCGTAGTAATCATTCCAAGGGTAAGTATTGATAGCTTGTCCTGCTGCTCCTTGAGTAGAAAAATCGCAACTGATGAAGTATGTATCATCAATCATAACCCCGACGTGTCCACCAGCTCCGCCAGAACTAGACATATCAGCACCCCACGACATCAAAACGATATCGCCTGGCAATGCGTCCCATGATTCGTTACGACACACACGATAGAAACCGCTGTTTGAAAGTTGCTGACCGAGTGTTACGGTTGATGGTAGACCTTGAATACCGATGCCAGCTTCTTTCAAGGCTTGAGATACCGAACCAGAACAGTCAGCCGTTCCGTCTGTACCATTACGGCTTCCAAGCATCGAGTAAGTCAATAGTCCTCGATGGTTAACAAACCAGTTAACAATAGATTGTTGTACACTCATTTAAGAGCCTCCTTATAATTATTTTTGAATAGCTTGTTTAATCTCCAAGAGCGTTTCCTCCAACTTTTCGACCTTCTTCTTTAACTCTTCAATTTCGCTCGTTGGTAATTGAGATTTTGTCACAAGTGGGTCTTCCGCAAATTTATTTTGTTCTAGAACTTGTAGAAAAAAGTTATTATATGTTGGAAATAGTCCATACGCTTGAGCGATACTCAACGATGAAGATTGTTTATCTTTAATTTTCTTGATATCCTCACCGACTGCTTGAGCAAATTCTGTGAACTTACTCATAGGCTCACGCTTTCGCTGTGTTATAGACGCTCACAAGGTCTTCTTGCTCGATGGTATCAATACGAGTACCAAGCTCGGTCATTTTCGAGATGATACCGCTGTTGGTATTCCCACCAGCTGCTTCGATGTTGTCAGCGATTTCCTTAAGTGTGTTAAGATTTTCGGGGGCTCCACCAATAATGTCGGCCTTAACTTGTGTGATAGCCTGCGTCAAACGTTCTTCACTGACACCAACGGTCTTATTGGCAATAGATGCCTTGATTTCTTTGATATCAGCACCCACCGCTTGGGCAAAATCATGTAATTTACTCATTTATGTTTCCTTTCAAATTTTAGCAAGATTGTAGATATTAACGAGGTCTTCCGTGGCATCAGTACCACCACCGATTAACCCAGACTCTCGCAATTCATCCGCTAGTAGTTTTAATTTAGGGTTCTTGTCCGATGGGATCGCACTGTCCGCATTTAGTGAGCTCTTAACTTTTACCTTAAAATCATTAGATGGGAAGATATGCCCATCCAGTTTAATTTCAAGGTAGTAAGTGCCAGTAGCTACTACACTGCCCATTGAGAATGAGAATACCCCACTTTCAACAGTAACGTCTTGATAGAGTGCCACCACTTCATCGTTTGATAGCGTCAGCTTACCAGTGCCGGACAGTTCCATGCGTTTACCATCGTACCCTAGAATTTCAAAACCAAATACGGAAGTGGTGTCCCCAGATTTTAGGACATCACCACCCTCGATTTGGTTGATAGAGGTCATGAGCTTAGCCATAGCTAGTCCTCACGAGGTTGATGGTAGTTCAAAGCTTGCTCACTATCTCCGAGACCTTTGGTAGTTGGGTCTGGAATGATATTTAAGATGTTTACAATTGTCAAACCTACCAAATAAGGGTTTGATACAAACTTACCAAACAAGCTGAACACCGCATCCCAACTTGTCAAATCTTGGAAATTAATTCCAAAGTAAGTCAAGATAGGTAGTGCAATTGCAAGCGCTACACGGTACAAAAATGCTTTGTTTTTTGCGTTAAAACGAATAGACCAGTTAATTTTCATGTTAATTCCTCACTTCTAAATTAATGTATTTTTTATAAAGGGCATCAATGTACCCATTGCCACCTAGTTTTTTATAGCTGGAGTGCATTTTGTGGATCACATCCGAATTGTGGACAGTGGTATACCCACGCTCTAATTCTTTGTTAATGTCACGCTCTAGGCGCAGATACATGGTAATAAGATGTGCTTCATCATGCACTGCTAGTTTGTCATTTAACTCGTTGATTTTATCGCCGTTGAATTTACCTAAATCTTGAACGACTTCAACCGATTCTTGAATAGTGTTTAACTCTCCTTTAAGCTCACTGAATTGTTCTTTGTTTAAGTTAGCTGACTTGCTAGCTTTCATCCCAAACCAACCAGTCGCAACCACCCCAACTGTGGGGGCTAGGTGAGCTATTAGCTCAGAAACATTCAATGTACTGTACCTCTTTTATTTATTTAACCCCCATTTTTTAAAAACTATTTCAAAAGAATATTGTTGCCGTCTGTGGCATAAGCGATGAAATCGTTAGAATCCACCGCTGCAAGACGACCACTGACCAAGCCAATGCGTTGACCCATTGACAGTGAACTGATGCCAGTATCATCTTTAGCAACGTACCCAGCATACTTAATCACACCCATAGTGTTAGGCTCAATGTCGTCGAGTGAGACACCATAGAAACGCCATGGTTCATCAGTTCCCAACGGTTGCACGGAGTTACCGACTAACTTAACCGGCATACCGACTGTGATTTTAGTCTGACTAGTATTTTTCAACGTTCTGACTTCATCCGCAAATTCGACACGTTCCTTGCGTCCTGCACTGTTGATGTTGATGTAAGGCACTACGGTATTACCCCCGCCAGAAATCAAGAAGTGGTTTCCATGACCTGAGTTTGTTTGTTCCTCAAACGACTTAACTGATTTATCAATATTACAGTTTTCAATGGTTACGATTGTTTTTTTAGCCCCTGTACCGTAAGACCCAAAACGAATTGATTCTTCACCACTTCCGGTGATGAAAGTACATTTTGAAATCTTGACACGGTTTGATTCAACGTTGAAATTATCGTGCATCGAGAATGGCAATGTTGCTGATTTGAATGTGCAGTTTTCAAAAAGGTAGCTACCACCCGAACCCATACCAGCCGCATAGGCTTGCGTTGAGTTCCAAACGCCATCCTTGTTTCCGAGGTGTTCAAAGTAGCAATCGATATATCTCATATCATTGTTTGCGTACTGATTATTAGTCTCGTCATGCACTGCATATCGAGTATTTCGGACAGTAATCTTGATGTTCTTAATCGTGTTATGTCGCCATGCGTTCAAAACGCTGATACGGCTTGACGTGTTACGAGTGGTCTTGTTATCTGGCACATCCATTTTAAGACGGACATCACCGACACCGATAATGTTGACATAGTCAGGTACTTCAATGCCTTGACGTTCGCTGTTGGTATTCTCGACTTCACGAAGGAAGTTATCGCCGCCTAGCTCTTGTAAGATGTCATATTCTCCACTATGGATGTATAGCGTGATAGGATTGTCAGCACTACCAGACCCGAGCGCCTTGATAGCTTCGGTCAATGTGCTGAAATCTCCCGCCGCTTTCTTGATGGTGTACTCGTTTTTGAGTTTCGGGAAAGCGATTGGCGTGTTACTCTCAAGGACACTAGACCCATAGTTAAGATTAGGAAGTTTAGAGCCTGCTGCTAGTCCACCTTGAATGAGTTTCGATTGTGGGTCAGCAAGTCGTCGAGTGATTAACAGATAGCCGTTCTCGGAAGGTGTGAAGTCTTCACTAATCAAATCGTCACGAGTAGCAAACTGTTTGAGTTTGCGGTCATCAATACTGAAATAGCAAGTAAAGATTCCTCGAACATCCTTCAGACCGTACTTTTTGCCTTTTTCGAGATAGATGGGTGGATAGACGCCCCAAGTTGGCTCACCTCCAGTCGTTTTAGGGCCACCAGTGTAATACTTGCCACGGACAAAAGTATTTTCATCAATGAGTTGCTTAATTTCTGTTACGAAATCAAGGTCAGTAGCTTTGACATCGACTGACAATTTCGGGATTTTGAGCGAAATATAGCCGTCTGGTAGATTGTTCATATCGACATTAGCAGCGGCTAATTCTGCAACTGATGCGTTGAAAACTTTGGGTTTAGGGTCTGTATTCTGTGTTGACACATAAAGAAGTGAATCTTCTGTCGGGGTGTATTCAGTGCTAATTACCGTGTCGTTGTTAGCTAATTTCTTGATCACACGGCTACCGTCTGCTGATGTAACGTAAGTAAGGAACCCACGAACACCGACAATGTAATAGGTTTTGCCTTTGTATAGATTGACAGGCAAGTAACGGCTCCAGCTGCCTGCTACGTCATTGATAATCTTGCCGTTGTTTTCAACCCAGAATGTACCGGTAATGCGGTCAGTAAGCATTTGTTTGATACCTTGGGCAAAGTCGATATTATCAGCGGTGACTTCGTTACCACCGAGACCACGGGACTGATAGACGCCTCCTTCTTTCCATGACCTAGCCCCTTCGTCGTAGTAATACCATTTACCGGTATCTTTAGCCACCACGATACCATTAGCACCGTTTGGATAAGTGCTACTAATTTCTGATAGTGAATTGAGAACAGCCTTCGGGGCGTTGGATTCAATCTTGTTGAATTTCTTTTCGACAAAATCAGCACTAGCCTTGCCGTTAAGCGTGTTCTCGATAGTGCTGAGACGGTCATCAAGGTTGCCGGCAAGACCACGGGCTTTGATAACTTCCATGTTCGTATTGCCGTTAGTGGCCCCGTCTGCATAGGTCACTTCGATGGCCGTGGCAATAGCTTCTCGAACATCCGCCCCTCTTGTTTTTTTGCGGATCCCCTTGGTCAAAACGTTAATATTTTTAGTTTTTTCCAATGGCGTCACATCGTCGTAGAGGTTCAAACGTCCCTCTGCTTCAGTTTGTGGCATGTTTAATTACCTCCATTTAATTCTTTTTGCAATCTAGCGATTTCAGCTTCTACATCCTTAATTGTCCTTGCACGCTCTTGTTCGTCCATATTATATGACGCAAGCTGATTATCATAGTTAACCTTAGCTGCGAGATAATCAGCGTATTGCTTATCATAAGCGGCAATTTCGTCCGCTGATGCGTTTGGACTTGGCGGTGTTGGTGCCGTTGGGGCTGTAGGTGCTGAGCTAGGTTTGTTTTTAAGTGCTGAGAGTTGGTCTTTAAGGGCTTTCAAGCGTTTCTCTTTATTCGCTGTCGACGTGTTCTGTTTCAAGCGTTCGATAGAGTTTTCAGCTTCTTGTAATTGAAGTTGGTATGCTGAAAGTGACTGAGATTGTGAGCCGATGGTTAAATCAACACTTTGTGGATTTAGAATATCAATTTTTTTCTCCAAGATTTGCAAAGTTTCAATTCCAGATAGTGGTGCATTGATAATCGGGTGTTTATTCCCAATTTCAAACTTGTCATATCGGTTATCAATCAAGTAACGCTCTACCGCTGAGATTGTCCATTTGGCGAGTGCGATTTTCTGATTTCTCAAATACTGCTTGCCACGGGCTAAAAGTACGCTAGGGTTATCGATTTCAGTCCAGATAACAGCCTTACGAATAATACCAAACTCTTTCATCAGCTCTTTATCTTCTAAGTAAGCTCGATTGTTATTGACGTGCCAAATAGTCAATTGCTCCCTGGTAACATCGGGGCTCTGGTCCTCGTCTGGATGTTCCTTCTGAATATCAGCACCAATCGGCATGATTTGAGTAGCTAGACCGTCAAAATCAAGCTCTCGGCTTGCTGATTTGATATTCTTACCAATTTGAAGCGGTGATTTTTTGGTTTCTCCAATCTGAGCGGTCCAATCCACATATAAGCGAGTATTTCGCTCATAGATGGTCAAATAACCCCCGATGTTGTTGATAATTCGCTCTCGGACACAGTCCCAAGTGCTTTCATATCCAAGGTAACGCCAAGGCTTATCCGTCCTACTGTTAACAGTGCAAGTGCCCAGATTAATGCGTTTGTAGTCCTCAACCTCACCATTCGCAACCCTTAGAATTTCAGTCAAGTAAGGTGCCGCTCCTTGGTTCGGTAATTTCTGGAACCACTGAGCAGAATCGTGCAAGAATGAAAGGAAGTCCTCGCAGGTCACTTTCTGAGCGAATCCATTCGTTGTCATTTCGTTAGTAGATGTCAACACTCTGCCCACGAACTCAACTTTGCCATCGTAGAGATTAACTACTTCGACGATAGATTTGAACGGCACCATTTTGTTGTAAAGAGGGTGCGTAAATGGGATAGCAAAAGAGAACTCATGAATAGTGTTTAGAGCTTGGTTGATTTCACCAACGATGACAGTCCCACCTCTTGGGCTGTACGGGTCATGGATAGTCTTGCGTGCCGTAGTGGTACGATTGAGTTTATCCCATCGTCTTGAGTTGAAATCACTCCACCAATAAACAGCGTAACCGCCTTTTTTTCGGATGCTTTTGGGTGGGTCTGGAACGACGATTTTTTCACCACCAACACCAACGAGTTGACCGTTATTGTCGTACACATAGACGTGGGTAAAAAACTCCCCATGCTCGTTATTGTGGTCTGAGACATTAACAGTACAATACCAACTATCCCCCCAACGAACACCGTCATACCAGATAATGTCGTCTTGGTCTGCGACTTTCCCAAAAGTCGGTGAATATTTCTCCGCCCTGCTCCACGTTGGAAACGATACACCTTTGATGCCAGTATCATTGCTGAGGTTTGAGACTTTAACAGCGTAACCAGTATGACTAATGTTAAATACTTCGATTTTACCGCTTGCACTCATGCCATCACCTCATTGTTAAAATGCATGGCAATCGTGCCATTGCCTTTAGCCTTGAAATAATTAATTCCTTGATACAAAGTCAATGCAAACTCCCTATTCTCACCTCTCTTGAGGTTGTAAATCACGCCCTCTGAATCCGTCAAAGTGATGTCTTCATCACAATAAATGACTGGACTGATAGACGTATCACCAGAATTGACAAAATAGATTGTCTTTTCTGCTCTGGTATATCCAAGTTGCCATTTAGTCCATGTTGAATCATCACTTTCAAAATCGAATGTGTCCCACACGTCATCGAAGTATTCGTTTTCATGGAATGCGAACGGATAACACTTAAATACGATTGTAGCTACTAGATTCTTCTTAATAGGATCATCAGCTACCTTGATATGCTTAATCTTGCCCATCCAATAATAGCGGCGGTCATGCGTATCAAATAGCTTGCGTTCCGTCTTAGTAACCATTTGAGACTTAATCATGCGTTCAGCGGTCTTTCTGTCCTCATATTCGGTGAAAGGTAGCTTAAACTCGTATGTAATCTCTCTAGGCTCGAAAACACGCTCACCCAAAACACTAGAGAAGTCAAGCACCCCTTGCATGAAGGGGATAGACTCGACAATCTCTTTCTCGTCTGGTGTCGGTGCTTCACGTTTCTGTAAGTACCACCCAGCGTCACGACTATTAAAATCGCCAAACGCTATATATTCTTTGATTTTAGTAATCATAATCTGTGACGTCCTTTCAATGTTTTAATGGTGTCGATAGCACTATTGAAATTGTTGACCGTACCGCCAACAAGAGCACCAGTGTCAAGCACCATGTTTTGACCTTGTGCCACTTGGTATTTGAGCTCTCCAAGGGCATCGATAACATCACCAAGCAAGCCTGCTGAATGTGCAGCATAGGCTTCTTGACGTGCTGAAATCGTTGCGTCTGGGGTTTTATCTCTAAGCACTTCCATTTTAAGCTGGCTAGCCATGTTTGAAGTGGCACCCGTTAGCATGGCATTAGCTCGAACGTTGAACCTGTTGACTTGGTCACGGATATAGTCGAGACTGTTCGCAACCTCTGGCGCTGATTCGTCGATACCTCGAGCGATACCAAGACCAATATACCAACCGACTTGGTCACGGAAAAGGTGTGAAGGTGAGTGAATTTTGGCTTTAGCTTGAGCTGCTCGTTCTGCTTGTGCTACTAGGGCGTTAGCTGCTGCTGTAACTGCTCCAAGGGCAGAATTAAGACCAGCGGCAAGACCTTGACCCATGTAAGCCCCTGCTGAGAAGAACGCTCCATAACCTGCTCTTGCTGCGGCTGCTGCTTGGTTAACCGCTGCTTGCGTAACTGCCACTAACTGCTGTCCGCTTGCTTGCATGGCTGATACCATTTGAGCACCACCGGCACGGATAGCAGCAACGACTTGATTCATACCATTTCGGACTGCCGCAACAATCTGATTCATAAAGGCTTGAGTGCTAGCAACCATTTGCATTCCGCTCGAACGTAGAGCCGCAGTCATTTGCATAGCTCCGGATGTTACCGCTTGAACCGCTGACATCATGCCTGCACTTACTGCCGCACCAAGAGACATCATCGTAGCTTGCAAGGTCATAGCTGCTGCTCCGACTGTAGCGAATACACTAGCTAACATCATGACTTGAGCGCTTACCATTGCAAGCCCTGCTCCTGCCATTTGTGCAGAACTAGCAAGCATAGTAAGTTGACTAGATACCATAGTAGCCATCATGGAAACCATGCTGAAACCAGTCTGAGCAGTCATGAGTTGAGCGCCAAATATGGTCACTGCTGAGCCTGCCATCATGAGCTGTGATGTCATTTGCATTAAACTAGTGGCGAACATCATGAATTGAGTGTTCAGCATGGTCAATGAAGTACCAATCATCATGAATTGAGTACCTACAAGCGTTAAGCTAGTCCCTAACATAGTTGAGCTAGTAGCCATCATGGTCATGCTCGTAGTGATCATAGTTAACTGAGTAGCTAACATCGTTAAGCTAGTAGTTAACATAGTCATGCTTGAGCTGATAGAAGTCATGCTAGCAGTGAGCGTCATTGAAACTGTACTGAACTGAGTTAAACCAGTCGCAGCAACCATCAAGGCTGGTGCTAGTGTCATGATTTGTGTCCTGAACGCTGTGATAGGGGCTACAATAGCCGTTAAGCCAGCTAGTGATTGACTAGCTTGATTTGAGAACGTGCTGAACGCTGTCCCTGCTGTAGTGAGTAGTGATTGTAAGTTAGTGAATGATGATTGAATGCTTGTAATCGTGCTGGAGAATGATGTCAGACCAGATACAGCACTAGATGCTGAGCTAGAAACCTTGCTCATCCCATTACCAAGGTTAGTCATGCCAGTGCCAGCTTGAGCCAAACCGGCTGAGTTGTTACCGATTGACCCAACACCCTTGGCTACCGCTGCAAGAGATGCAGCCATGTCCGCAAGATTGGTATTGGTAATCTTAACGACACCATTGGCAAGCTGATTGAATCCAGACCCTGCTTTTTGAGCTGCTGTACCAATCGAATTGAACACATTAGCCAAGCTATTCAACACGCTACTGATTGCACTGCCGGCTGATGTAATGACGCTTGAAATACCTTCAAATGCTGATTTGATACCGTTTCCGATACCTTGAGCCGCCGTGCCGATAGAAGTACCAACCGACTGAACCACGCTAGCAATACCCTGCAAAGCTGCTCCGATAGCTGAACCGGCAGCGGAAATGACACCAGAAACACCACTTAGGGCCGTACTAATAGCCGTACCGATACCCATAGCAGCCGTAGCGATTGCCATTCCTGCCGCTGACACAACCGATGCAATGCCACTGAATGCAGCACTAATCACACCACCAATAGCTGTGATAATAGGCACAATTTGAGTGATTGCTGTAACAATTGCTGAAATGATTTGGCTGATAATAGGTGCAAGAGTCTGAACGACTGTAACGATGGCAGAAATCACTTGACTGATAACTGGTGCAAGAGTTTGAACAACTGTCACAATCCCTTGAATCAATGTCATAATGACTGGTGCCGTTGCTTGAATGGCTTGGACAATTACTTGCAAAACCATTGCAATCTGTGGCCCGAATTGACCGATTACTTGAGCAACTTGGACAATGCAATTCGCGATCACTGGTGCGATTGCCACGATAGCATTTGCAATAATCTGAGTTACTGCTGTGATAGTGTTACCAATGATTTGGACAATCGGAGTGATAGCGGTAGCTACTGCACTGATTGCAGAACCTAGAGCGGTGGCTAGACCACTAAATGCACTGATAATAGCTGGCAATGTTCCTAGAATAGATGTCCAAGCGTTACCAAATGCCGTGATGGCTGGTGCTGCATTGCCAATGGCAGTGCCGATAGCTTCAACCAATGGTGAAAGTTTAGCTAGTCCAGGCGCAGCTTCACCGACTGCCTTAACGACGATACCGAATGCCGTGCCAAAGGCTTCAACGATAGTTCCCGCCGCTTTTCCAATGGATTCAACAACAGTTCCGAACGCTGAACCTATAGCGTTTAGAATTTGTGAAACGCCTTGCGATTGAGTGGCCAAAAGGGTGAATGATGCAACGATAATACCAATACCAGCACCGATTCCGACTGCGGCAATGGCTACGGATGCACCGAATGAAAGTAATGTAGCTGGATTGAGACCTCTTAAACCTTGCAAGGCTGCTTTAAGCCCTTGGCCAAAACCTTTAAAAGCAGTTGATAGCCCTGTTCCGATACCTTTTGCAGCCGTTGAAATGCTAGTCCCTGCTGATTTAATGACATTAGCCATTCCGCTAAATAGCTGAGTAATTGTCGATTTAGAGCGTCTAGCGCTATTAGTTGCTTCTCCTAAACCTGCGGCGGCATCGCTTCCGAACTTTTTGAATGGGTTTAGACTCTTGATGAAGTCCAAACCTTTCAATGCAATGCCTACCGCTGAAATCCCAGCCTTAGCAGTCATGAAGCCTGCTACCATTGCAAGAATCCCGCTGGTGATCCCGTTTAGGATTCCCGGAGGTATTGCGCTGATGAACCTAGATATTGCTGAAATAACTTGAGATATCCAGCTAACTAACGTTCCAAGAGCTGAGCCAATGCCTGCAATGATTGACTGCATTTGTGAACTACCAAGCACCTCACCGAATGATGAGCCGATAGTTTTAAGAGCGTTCCAAGTATCTTGCACCGCTGCTTTAAACGACTGAAAAGCTCCGGTATCAGCAAACGAGCTGATGAAACTTCTAACCGATGTTGTGGCAATATTCAAGGCTTGCGAAATACCGTTAGCAATATCACCAAACACCGAGCCAATACCCTGCATAAGCTTGCTACCGTCAATCTTGCTGAATAGTTGCTTGATTGAGCTTGAAATGTAAGTGAATGTCGCACCTAGATTTTTCAAAGCTCCTGTATTTGAAAAGCCTTTCCAAAGCGAAGACAACCCACTGCCAATCTTGTCAGCGATGGCGTTGAAATCCATTCTTTCAATGGCATCGGTTAACCCTACCACCGCTTTGATACCAATCTGATTAAGTTTCTCAAATTGTGGCATCAATTTAATACCGATAGACTCTTTCATACTATCGATAGCTTGGTCGACAGTCTTGAATTCGGTGGCCATCTTACTGAACACTGGGTTGTTCCCAGCTCTAGTTATGGCATCGAAGAAGTCCTCGGTCTTAATCTTGCCATCTTGAACAGCTCTGACCATTTCATCGGTACTCATGCCCATTTCTTTCGCAACTGCGGCAATACCGGCAGGCGTTTGTTCCATCATGAGCTTGAAGTCTTGCCACTGGACCTTAGGTTTAGCAGCCATTTGGGTTGCTTGTTGGCTCAAGGTCTTCATGGCTTGTTGAGGGGCTAGAGCTGCCGCCGCAAGACCACCGAAACCTTTAACAAGCTCGGTTGTGTTCTTGGTTCCAACCGCTGCTAACTGAGAGTAGGTAGCGGCCATATCAGACGCTGAATAGATTGTTTTGGCCGCAAAGTCCTGCAGCTCGCCTTTGACCTGTCTAATTTGGTCAGTAGGCATCCCAATCTGTTCCATGTTCCCATCGAACATCTTCCATGCTTTGGTTGCACTATTGAGCTCACCTACCATGGATTTGATACCACCGCCAAGGGCACTAATACCGCCCATGATAGCGCCACCAATCAAGTTAGCACCTAATACAGACTTAAAGACCGAACCAACCTTACCAGCTGAGCCTTTCAAGCCTTCCAAAGCTCCCTTAATGCGTTTAGCTCCACTTTCAGCGTCCTTCCCATCGAACAACGCTTTGATGGTGACTGTACCATCTGCCATGATTATCCCTCCTTTCTAAAATTCTTCTTCGTATTCTTCAACAACGATTGTGTCGTTAGGGAGAGCATAATCTTTCTGAAGCTTACGCATTTCCTCTTTGTATTCTGCTGAGTCGCCCTTTTGCGGTTTCCATTTCCGGATTTTGATAACTTCCATAAACTTGGTGCCCTCTGGAAGTCCAGAAAGTAGAGCGTTGAACTTCTTCCAGTGAAGCTTACCTTGAACATCGAATAGATCAATGCCGTAGGCCTGCAAGAATGAAGCGTAGATATAGTCACCGTCATAGCGAATATCGTAGGGTGCTTGCTCTTGCTTGCCATTGCTTGCAGTAGTCTTCATAGGATTACCAGCCAAATCATACTCGACATGGTTGTCCTCGACTGTTGACAGACTGATATGTTCCTCGAAAACCTCGTTAAACACCTCGGACATTTCCTCGACAGTGAAATCTTCTAAAGTCTCACCAGTCAGAATCCTAATGCCAAAGTGCGGTTTAACAAACTCTGGAACATCTTCGTCTCTCCACATTTCAAAAAGCTTTAGGACATTGTTAAATGAGAGGTCCAGGGCGTACTCTTTATCATCAATAACTAACTTGTCGGTCAGTTTTCGTGATAGGTCGAGCATGATTACTCAGCCAAATACTTATCGAGGGCTGCCTTTGAGTTCTGGGCTTCAAATTCTTCTGAGATACCCTTGATGGCTTCAATAAGATAGAACATAGCGTTAATTGTTGACTGACCAGCAAACGCATAGACTTGTTTGAACGCTTCTTCATCATCAAATACTTGGTTGAAACCATCTTCTACCAACGCTTTCAACGCTCCGAGCGCTTCTTCATCGCTTGTTTCTTGGAATGCTTGCCCTTTGGCTTGCAAATCTTCACCAACGGCTTTCATGCGTTGAATATTGCCGTCTGACACTGGGAAATTAAGTTGGAACTCACCGAAATCGACTGGGATGACATTGCTACGTTTTTTAATTACTACCATGTTTATTTACTCCTTCTAATACGAAAAAAGAGGGGGAAGGGCTAAACCCCACCCCTCAAGTTGTCTTATCTTTGTTTTATTTAGTTAGATTATCCGCCTACGACTAGTGTCCCAGTTTCTGATGATGCACCAGAACGAGCAGCACGTCCAGAAGTTTCTGAACCAGTGCCAGAAGCTGCGGCAGCCGCTACTGGTGTGCCACTGATGTCGTGTTTTACTGGTGTACGAGACCAGTTAACTTGGAATTTGATTGATTCAAGTTCAGACGCTTCACCGTCACCAATTTCGATTTCAGACAAACGTGCAGGGCCTTCCTTGTAGTATTTGCCTGTTGGTACTACTTCCTTGTACCAAATGATAAGATCATCAGCTACTGCGTCTTCTTTTTCTGCGACAAAGTTTTGAGCTTTATCGTCGTAATCACGGTGTCCCTCAAACGAACGACCGCGAGATTTTGAAGTAATGATTTTTTCTTTAGTACCATCACCATCGAAATAAGCAATGTCATCATCTTCTGCGTCGTTTTCTGGTGCAGATTCTTTGATACCTTTGGCAATCCACAAATATTTATCCTCAGTTGGTGGAGTGTCTGGATGTTCTGGGTCGTAAGGTGCGATATAGTGTTTGCGAATCGCATTTTTAAATTTAGCCATTAATTAAGGCTCCTTTCTACTTCTAGTCTTGCCTGCAAATCAAGCAAGTAAATGTAAAAGCCCTGCTCGTCGGCATCGTTTAAACTCGGTGTCTCGACGATCAAGGCTAGAAATGTATATGAGTTGTTTTTACTTGGTAGCTCAAAGCCAATTTTTGAAAGCTCGGTGTTTATCTTCCACAGAATAGCGTTAAGCATTTGCTGGTCCTTTGATTTAATAGCTATCTCATACGGTAGCGATAGAATCTGAGTACCAGCCATGTCTTCGTCTTCCACTTTGCCACCCGGCAATGGATAGACTGAAAGACTTTCGTTCTCGGAAAGATAATCAAGCTTGCATTTCAACGGCAGTCCAAGCGTATTGATGAAGTTTGCTAGAACTTCTGAAAAATCGTTATCGTTCATTAGTTAACCCCCATAGCTCGAAGCGCAACTTTGCCCCAGTTCTTACCATGCTTAGGAATAGCTTTCTTATCCCACCGCTTGCCAGTTCCGGGTGTAGTGTATTTGCTGAAAGTGAAGCTCCTATTTTTGTTATAGCTAGACCCATAGAATTGAGCTCTTGCATAAGGTCCCGGATATCTAATACCATCGCTAAAAGCTGAACCGCTAGCGCTCAAGGTTCCATCTCTACGAGGGATGAATGGCTGCATGTCGGTTATCATTTGACCAATCATGGCAACCTTTCCACGCTTGACAGCTTCTGGACTGCATTTCTTTTCGAGCCCTTGCAAGTCAACCTTAACGGTTACATTAGCACCCACTAGATCACCTCGATTTCATAGCAAAACACCTTGTCTTGCCTTGGATAGTAAACTGGAATGACGGAACGAATCTTATAATATCGTTTGCCGTCGTTAATCAAGCCATTTTCAAAACTCTCGTCAAGAACCACTGGACAATATTTCGGATAGACAAACAAAACACTCGGTTTTGATTCGCTACGGTTGTTAGTTGAACCGCTAACATTGAACTGCCTATCAAATCTAACAGGTTTTAGGGTTGTGGGCTCATCATATGTTACTTTTCCCCATACGTCCGTTTCACCCGTTAGCTTTTTGATTGTGACAGTATCAACTAGCATACGTTTGTCAATAACGGTCATAACATACCCCCCTATAGCCATATCCCGCTCCTTTAAGAGCGTTCAAAGCGTCAAGAGATAGATTATACCGGCTGCCCTCAGTGGACGCCTTAGACGTGTTCTTGTAGCTGATTGATGTCCGTCCAAGAGATACACTAGAGACTGATTGTTTTTCATCGGCGGTCATAATGCCGCTAGAATCAAGGTAAGCAATCTGAAAAGCCGTCGCTAATTTGACGGCTTTCTTTCGGTATTCCAGTTCTTTTTCAAAATCAACAAAGTCATAGAGGTTTCTAATAAACATATTGATAGCTAATTCTGCTCTAGCTCGTAGCTTTTCAAAGTTTTCGACCTCATCAAAACCAAGTTTTTCAAACTCATTTTCAGTTAGATAAGCGATTTTAACCACCTCCATAATAAAAAGGCGGTGTATTATCCGCCTTCTAGTTTATTCCTCGATTTCGTAACCGAGATTAAGAAATGCTGAAACAGCAACATCATTAGTAGCTGTGAAGCTAACGCCGTCTTTGGTCAAGACTACGCCGTTTACTGTTGTTTCTTCGTTCTTCTTAGCTGCTGCCATAGTTACCCCCTATTAGGCTGATTTGTGGACGTAGATGGCTTTCTTCTTGTTTTCCAAAACGAAAGCATCGTAACGGATACGCCCTTCAACAAGTTTCCCGTTAATTCCTGGTGGGTTATCGTGGATCTTGTAGTCTTCGAGCTTAACTGGTGATGTAGTAGCTACTGGGTGAGCAATAATGAACTCAACACCTTGTGGAAGACGGCCCGGTGTAAGAACAACTGGCATGCCGTCAATCATGCCAACCTGACCATTGATTGTGATTTGTTGCCCAAGGTCAGACTGTTTAACAAATGCTGGATCAAGCTTGATAAGTTTGTAGAATTTAGAAGATACGTGAAGCACGCGCCCAGCAGTTGGAACAAATGCCTCTGTAAGCTTGATTTGACCGTCAAGCACTGCTTCATAAGCGTTGTCTTTAGTAACCGCCGCTGTAACGATATTATCTGTGTCAGCACCGCCTGCAATAGTTGCGAATCGGTAAGTGTCAATCTCTGGGATAACAACTTCTGAAAGTTGACGGGCAAGAGCTTTACCAGCCTCCATAACACCGTTAGTGTCTTGTTCTGATTTCTTGTCAATAGTGAATGTGAAAGAGCGATCTTTCTTCAAAACCATTGTTTGAACAGTGTTACCGAGTTCATCCGCTGTACCGTAACGATTGACCCCGCTAGTTGTGTAGTCGTTCATTTGTGAAGTCGGAACAGAATACACTTTAACTGTGTCAACTCCAGTGAAGTCGAAATCTTGGTTAATGATACCAGTTGAAAGAGCTTCCTTAGTGAAGCGTTCATCAACTTTGTTGTCAAATTTCTGTGCGTAGTTAACAACCATGTTTTAAATACCTCTTTTCTTTTTATACGCTGTCAAAGCCTTCAAATAGGGCTTTATCTTCTGCGCTAATATCCTGCCCAGCGTCCGCTGCGGGATTGCCTGGAACCGTGAAATTAGGGCTTTGCGGCTCGCTTTGAGCTTGAAAAAGGTAAGGGCTAGACTCTTTAAGACCGTTGATAGTTTCTTCTAGGACTGGTTTGCCGTCCTCGCCTAATTCAATCTTGTCTAGGTCAATAAACTTCATAAGATCCTCAGAGTTATAAGCTCCTACGTCCTTCAATGCCAAAGCTACCGCATTAGTTTTTTTAACTTGGGCAAGGTTAGCTTCATTCTCGGTCTTGTAAGTGTCAAATTGAGCTTGTAGGTCCGCTAATTGTTGCTTAGCTTCTTCACTTGCTCCCTCTTTAGCTTTCAAGTCTTCGAGTGCTTTGCTTTGTTGCTCAAGTTGCTGTTTAAGGCTGTCGTTTTCAGCTTGTAGCTCGGACTTAGCTTGTGATTTAGCGTTCTCAATACCTGCCCCGTACGCTTGCATGATATTGTCAATCACACTCTTGTCTGTGATACCAGCTTCAACCAACATGTCTCGTTTCAAACTCATGTTTAAAACTCCTTTGTTTTACGTCCGGTGGACTGTATTAACCCAGTTTTACGACGTTTGGCAGGTCATGATAGTCTAATTCCTATCAGTCAAGATTTCGGATCACCAGCTTTCTTTTTCTGTTGCTTCCGCAGCTCGATTGCTGCTTTAGCTTGGTTAAAAGGGTCATCATAATACCTCTCTCTCGAATAATCTCGATATAGGAATGGATAACGTTTCAGATAGTCCCTCATAGCTGCCTGCTGTTTCCTAACTTGCCCCTTGTACTTGCTTATTAGCTCGTCATCCTCTAGCTTGTTAGCGACATGAAGCAACTCTTTTGACTTTCTGATAGAGCGTTCTATAGCTCGCTGTTTAGCTTGAGCGTTAGCGTTCTCTATCGCTTGCTCTGGCGTTAGGTCCTTTAAGTGTTCCGGTAAGTCCGGCTTATAGTTGGCACCTACAACGAATGGTGTTATCTCATGGCGGCAGTTAATACCGAGACAACCGCCTGCACTACCAAAACCATAATCGGATAGCGAGTAGATGCGTTCGCCTTTCTCAGTCCTAGCAGGGCCATGCGTAACTATTTGATGCTGCAACGGGGCGCACATCTCGCGGGCTGTTGATTTCATCGAATAATAGAATGTATCGATGCCCACTTCCTCAGCCGGTGCCATTCTAGCTTCACGATAGACCCGCCATGATGTCGAGCGAATAACTGTCCTAGCGTATGTGTCAGCTCTCCACCGCTTACCTTGCTTGTCAGTGAAACCATAGAAGCCCTTTTCAGCCCACTTCATAACCGTAGTAGATACGGCTTGAGTGGGGTTCATTACACCAGTGACAACCTTGGCAACTGTTTCCTCGACTATGGACTGATAGACCTTTCTGACACTGACTGGCAGTGTGGTATTGATAAGGTTGTTGATGTCTCCCATAGTCTGATTGACGTAGTTAGCTAGATTAATCTGGATAAGGTTGTTATCCACAAAATCACCACCACCCATGGAATCTAATAGCTGGGTTTTAGTGTCCTTGTATATCTGGTAGCCCTCGTTTTGAATGACATAGCGTAACTGCTGCTCAGCTACTCCGGACCTTTCAGCGATGAGCTTGATATTCTCGTCGTTGAGCAAGCCCATTTCACTCATTTTCTCGATTTGCCAAATATAAGGGTTATCCTCAAGGCTAGCACTGCCACGCTCTCTGATTCGGTCAACAACTTGGTCGAATAAGTCCATTGTCATTTGATGATAGATGTCAGCGACACGGCTAGCGTCTAGCATTAGCTGCTGATCATTTAGCTTGATAGGTTTCTTATTCGCCATAGGTTATCACTCCCCGTAAATTGACTTATCTTCTAGGCTTCTATCGTTGTTAGCTTCTTCAATGGTGTTGCCGTTGATTTCTGCTTTGATTGCCTTGGCTTCCTCTGGTGTCACGTTAAGGACCTTCTCAATGGCCATTGTTTCAGTGCCAAAGCCTGCGTTAACTACCTTAATCCAGTAATCAAGCTCTGCGTTTCGGTCAGTGAAGACACCATCATCAAGGTTAACGCTGATAGCGTCCATCTCTGGAATTGAGCCGCTATATAAGCCGTAAGCTTTAGCAAGCTCTAGCATTGATATGATTAGCTCCCTTAGTGATTGCTCGACCAGTGAGACAATACTGTTGCGCATTTGATAGGTGTCTGAGTTCTCACTGACAATCTCTGTCGCTGTCTTCATGCTCTTTCCGTCGAACGTAAACATGCCGGCTGACACACCTAACTGCATTTCAAACAAGCTCAGACCCTCATTGATAGCCTTGATATAGTCTTCTGCACGGATGGGTGTTGTAAGGTCGGTAATCTTAACACCGCCGTCAATGTCATTGCTCTCAAACTGCTCATAGACGTTTTGACCTACTTCAAATTGATGTCGGACAACAACCTTGCCGCCTTCCTCGGTATAGATAGGCTTAATCAGTTGAGCAGGAACAGCAACACGGCGCTGCCCCATTTTGACCTCCCACATAAACTGGTCATAGGTCTCGTTTAAGAAATCAATCGTAGTCTTAGCATTATCAAAAATAGATAGACCAAGAGGGCTATTGATATCCTTGTTATTCATGCCGGGGGCTTTCAGATAGGTAAATAGTGGACGGCTTAAACCGTGCAATTCTACGGTTTCTTCTAGGTCCTCATAGACCTCTGATAGTGGCACCCTTTGCCCTACGATATTTTGATTGTCTGAACGGTATAGCTCGTTTGATACGGTATATTTGCCATCTTTAGCCCACTCATGCAGCTCGATAAGCGTGTAATAGATTACCTTCTTACCCTGGTTTTTAGTGGTCTTAGTAACGATAGCAGCACTTGATACATCTTGAGTGTTCGATTGCAGTGGCAGAAAGACCGGTGCTTGCACAAATGACACCCTGACTTGCTCACCGTCAATATAAGGACGCATTGCAAGACCACCGAGGGCCAGACATGACTCTAGGTAGCGTTCAAAGTTCTTTGTGAAGCGGTCATTATTAAGCTGCTCTTGAATAAACTTGTCAGCCGTTGCATCATCCACCTTGATTTCAGCTTGTTCGTTGAATACAAGGCTAGCAATCTTCTTTGAAGCCGTTCTAGCAATAGGCAAGTGATTGAACGCCCTCTTTTGAGGCGTGCCGTTGCTATCGGTGTACTTGATAAGCGGATATTTACCGGCAAAGTATTTCAAACTCTCCCTAATGCGGTCATATTCAGCGATAGACACGGCGATTTTAGGGTGGTCTGTGATATTAGTTAGACTTTCCGTTGTCATAACGTATTTACTCCTTGTGAATAAGTCTTTAATGGTCTGTACTATTCCCATTATTAGCTCCTTTAAGCCTTCAAATCTAACGCTCTAGCGTTGTCTAATACGAAATATTTGAATTCATCGACGGTGTGGTCATCCTCTTTGATAACTTTAGGATCGTCTGTGTGTATCGTTTTCTCATCGTATCGATACATCTTGTGCTCTTCGTAGAATATCTTGTTACTTGGTATATCCAGATAATAGAAACGCCCCTCGGCTAACAGACTGATAACCATATCAACCATGGTCTGATTCTTCTTCTTGGCCACTGGGTGCCAGCGTTCCCTATAATCTTTGAAATACTGGTTACGAAGTGCACCCTCTGCACTATCAATGGTCATTTTAAGCTTAGGCACTCGGTACTGCTTCATAATCTTTTCGATAAAGTCATGGATCATAACCGTCAATTCACTCGGTGCCTTCTTAATCACTTGACCAGCCGGACTGTAATAGAATGTATCCAACAGAATCACGTTGCCTTTTGCTGTTAAGCCATAAGCACCGCATGCAGTGGCTGATTGTTGGTGTCCGGTATCGAGTGCGAACGATATCCCGATAAGTCTATCATCCGTTGGTAAGCTGTCGATAGCGTGGAACGTACTCATGTTATAGACTTGGTTACCAAGCCCAACCGCTTCACCTAAATACAAATAGCGATAGTAGTCGTAATCGTTCTGTTTAATGCGTTCGATATCCTCAAGCATTTGTTCAGTCACAAACCCTAACTCATCATCAAGATAGGTACTTGAGTGTGCTAGATAGTTGTCGTTAGTTTTAATGTCCTCAAACCACTCATTTATCCAACTATAAGGATTTCTAGGCGGGTTATAAGACCAAAAGAATTGCACAAACGGGGCTTTATCGTGCTTTTGCCGCATAAAAGTAACATTAGACTGGTCGAAATCCTCAGCGTCGTTAAACTCAGCCGCTTCCTCGTACCAAACTGCGATAATGTTCCCAATGTCATTTGATTTCAACTTTTGGAAATCGTCTTGCCCATAGAAGTAGAAAGTAGAACCAGTACGCTTATGAACTATCTTAAAAGGGCTTACAGTCGCCCTAAACTGGTTATCCAGACCAAATAGACTAATTGCCCATTGAACCTTATTAAACACGCTGTCGCGGATTGTATTAGCTACTTTCCGTATGACTACCACGTTAGCTTTTTCGCCTTGCACGATGTACTTAATCATCATATAGACAAGCTTCAGCACGATTACGGATGACTTAAAAGAGTTACGCCCACCTTTAAGCACGTTATAAGGCTTTTGAGACTGCCAAACAGCTTTGAAATGCGGGTTAACGTTTTTCTGAATGTCAATCGTTGCCATCTGGGATATCCTCCCATGCGTTGACAATATTGAGGTTCATTGTACCTTCAACACCGCTGTCTAACTGTTCTCTTAGCTTTCTAATTTCAAGTTCCAATTTCTCGGACTGTTTAGCCGTTGGATAGCGTTTCAAGATTTCAGTAATAGCCTTGATAACCGTGTTGTTGTCAGCCTTCTTCATCAGTCTTTCAACTTCACCGGTTAGCGGGTTCATCATCAAAACTTCTTCGTCTCGTTTACCCCTAGCAATGTCGGACAAGATGGACAAGGCTTCTTTTGCACTCATGATGTTCGCATCGTGCATTTTCTCAACTTCCGCTTGGATAAAGCTTTTTATTTCAGCTTTTTTCAGCAATTTCTCAGCTTGTGCGCCCGATGTTCTCGGACTATATCCTGCGTTAATTGCCGCCTGCGTGCCATTGCCTAATTTGATGTACTCGCTAGCAAATAATTTCTGTCGTTGATTTAGCCCAATATGTCCACCCCCCCTTCGTTGCTAGATTTTGTGCATAAAAAAGACAACCCACAAAGTGAGCTGTCTCTGATTTTCTTCGATAATATAATAATACCACTTTAAACAGTTGTAAGATACCGTGAATTATCCATCAAAATACCGTTATTTCAACATTCTACAACTAATTTGCCATCTCTATACAATTCTGCAAATGCTAGGATAGCATTATTTAGCAATTCTTGAAAAGCCGTCCTTTCGAATCCGATTGCCTGGGCGATTTGCCAGTTTGGTTTCGGTGGGTATGCCAGGTATTTTTCTATCAGTATTCTGCGATAGTCTGGACGATATAGCCCGCTAACTGCTTGCTCTATGGCTTTTAGCTCGTTCATAGCATCAACACGCCTAACCGCGATATTTTCCACTGGTCTGCTCACTCCGCTGCCACCTCTGGGCATGAAAGTGAACTCTTGTGTAATCTTCTGCTCAGCGCTATCGTGTGCTATCTCTCGCCATCTTGGATATTCTCGAAGTTTTCGCTTGCAACCTCTGATAGTTGCTTTCTCATCAATTTCCGGCAATAGCATTGTTCTGTCCTCTTTGGTATAATAGTAGTGTTGACTTTCAAAGAGTGCCGGCCATTGTGTCGGTCTTTTTTTGTTTGGCTCAAGAAACGTTAAGAGATTTTATTGAAAAGATAGAATACGTATTTATTCTTGGGGTGTTTCTCAAGCCTTTTATCACCTCCTTTCTAGCCATCGACACCAGCAAGGTCTTTGGCTATTTTGTAATGCAAGATATCAATAAGAAAGAGGGTGTTTCACATCCTTTTTTCTTAAATTTGCTGGGTTTTGTCGAGCAAGGTCTGTCAGCTTGCTCGGTGTTAAAAAAGTGTCGAAAAGTGTTCAAGCCACTAAAATCTATTTGTTTATTTTTTAGTGTTTTGACAGACAATAGCTAGTGAGGGAATCGAGCCCTCGTAAACCATTCTAGCTACACGCCTAACGCATAGGCAGTATATAAGGCTTTTTTGACCGTGGTCTTCTCACGACCTAACTTGCCCTTGGTCCGATATTTAAGAATGATGCGATCAACTTCGTTGTCCAACCTCTCACTCCACTCATAGTTATTAAATACATAATCAATAATTTCGCTGAATAAGTCTCTGGAAAGTAGCCCTTCCATTTGAATGACCTTGAGCGGTGTTAGGACGATACATTCGACATAGCAGCGATTGATTGAGTCCTTGATTCTGTTAGCTTCTTTTCTATCGCAGCCTTTAACGTCCATGATGTATTTAGCTAGGCTATTCTTATAATTCGCCCGAAGTTCTTCTACTTCCACACGAAACTGCTTGAAAAGTTCTTCTGGGAGACCTGCGTTGGTTTTATCCAAAAATGGGCGCGTGGTTTTACCTCTTGTATAGTGTTGTGACAGATATGCTTGTAGGTCGTTATAAAGCTCGTCTGAAATGATGCCTTTCAGTCTATCAACTGTTTGAGGTGAGATCCTCGCGCGTTCAACGACTGCACTGTTGAGTGCTTGCAAAATGATAATCGCTTGTTTCTCACTGCACTGTCTTACTTTTTGGAAATGTTGCTTATAATCTCTTGGATGTGCATCTTTAAGTGCCGCATGCTCACTAACTAACCGTTGATGTAATTCTGGTGTCAGCCCTGAATATTGGTATTTAACGCTCATGAGCCACGCCCTCTTAGATAGCTAGGGATATCATCCCCGACATTCACGCTGTCGTACTGCTCCTTGCTGACAAGGAATTTGCCGTAAGCCCCACAATCGAGCGTGTAGAGCTTCCCTACCATAGATTTTCCAGTAACCTTGCCATGTAATTCAACTGCATTATCAGCTTTGTGGATAACCACGGTCTCGATAGGTCTATTAACCACTCGTAGAACAGTAGTCACGTTAATGGCCAGTGAGACCAGTAGTAGGATTGTCGCTATCGTTAAATCTTTATGTTTCACTCATAAACTCCTTATATACTTTTTCGAAAATCTCACAAACCAAACTTTGAGGAATATTTGACCTCTCATTATAAGATTTCGTCCAATCTTGAAATTTGATGTCATTTGGTTTCTTTTCGTTTTTTAAATTCAGTTCAATGTTCCCAGAAAAACGGGTTGGTTTAGAAATCGGATAATCATCATAGTTGTTGTACCTCGTATGATTTTCAAATGGGATTTCGAAACCTAGCACTCTCTCGATGTATTGCCAAATCCTGCCATGAGCTGGATTCTCTATGATCCAATATTTTGGCTTATATCGTTTAATGATTTCAACTGTATTGAACACACACAATTCACCATTAATGCGTTTCATGAGTTGCTTATTGGGATAAAATTGATATCTGTCATAATCTTTATGATCTCGAATGGTAAATATTGACAATGGCTCTTGTGGTTGAAATAAAGAATCACCTTGCTCTTGTTTCCAACACGCATTACCTCTATCCATGGCGCTAGCGTTAGACCAACTTTCACACGGCGGGCTAGCGATAATCAGATCAGGTTTAGGCAATTTGTCCAATGTGTCAAATAGGGTGTTATTTCCAAACAAACGGCTATAATCAGCTAAATTCAGATTGATAAAATGATGATTTTTATTTTCGATATCAATACCTATTGGATAGATTTCAATATCTTTGCCCAGTTTCTTTACACCTTTTGTGTATGATCCGTTCCCACTGTCAAATAACGCCCAGACAATCATTTTCAAAGGTCTTCCTCCTTGACGACTGTTTAAGATTATTCATCCGTTACCTCTTTCACTTCCACGCCTGGGCAATCGAACACCCAGCCGAAGCCGTTTGATTCAAGCTCTTTGCGGGTGTGCTTGGTTCTATAGCCTTTAATTTCGTAATTTGATGCAAAAAACCATTCGTGATTGTCTAAATTTTCATTAAGATGGGTGGCGTATCCATCAACCCCCTTGATTCTAACCTCGTATTTAGGTTCTTTCTCGACCTCGTAGCCTAAAGTCCAAGCGAGGGCGAAAGTTTCTTGGTTTGTCTCTGTTCCTAGAAATTCTTTTAGTTTTGAACAATCTTCTTGACTTTCATAATTGTAAAAATCTATATCACTAATAAATAAAGCCCGCCCCAGATTAACGTTAGTAAATTTACAATACTTAATCCAATCTGCCACAAACTGCGGGATGGCTGGTTTAGGGAAGAAAGAATCGTATAGGTCTTCTGCGTATGATACAGAGATATGCCCGATTGTCGATAATTTTTCGATTGCTTCTTGTCTATTCATCACATTCCACCATTTCAACCTTGTATTTTCGTGCATTGCGATATTTCACACCTCGTAAGCGGTGTAATTCATTAATCGCATCGTTTTTATTGCTGAAGACATGCTCGCTATCTTCCATATTGTCGTAATAGACGATAACCTTGTATTTCATAGTTCTGTTTCCTTCGCTTCGTAATAATCGATTTTGGCAAAATTCTTAGGACTAATAGTAATCATCCTATCTTTTGGTTCAATTTGATGTAACTGAAGACATTGTATATTGCCTACCTCGAGCCATTCCAGCATGTCCAGAATACGTTCGAGATCTTCTTTCACCTTGATGGTTTCATCCATATATGGATTCTGTAATCTAATTTCTGTCATTGTTTTACTTCCTTTACGTTGCGTAGTTCCATCATCTTCCTTAACAAGTCTTCATCCGGCAACTGTTCTAGTGTCAGAATGCGATTAAGTTTCTTAACGTCGATGCCTAGCTTAATGCTGATTAGTTCCATATCCTTACGATTAGACCAAAACCACCTTGAAAATTCTTGGGTCTGATCTAATACGCTTGTATGCCCATAGTTGCCCGGTGCGTATACACCAACCAACTTGTCCTTATATTTGCTATTCATTTGAGCTCCTTGATTTCAAATTCAATGCGTGGGTTAGGACTGTACTTCTTGCGAGCTCTTAAATCGCAAACAATACTGTCATCCGTCCACACGATACCCTTCTTATCAACTTTGTTGTAACCAGCTTTTGAAATACTGTCAAAGAGCGATTTGACCAGATTATCAACGTCTGGAATTTTAGCATGCCAAAGCATTTCGGACATGAATTTCTTGAATGTATCCCACGTTTTAGCTCTAGCTTTTGGCGTGGGCTTTTTTGATACGCTCAGCGGTGCTTTCATGTAAAAGGTGACATCAACCATAATCGGGCCGTCAAAGAATTGTCCGTCATATTCTTGCTCGATAAGTTGCGAGCACTGACGTCTCCAAGCCTTCATTTTAGGGTCTTCATAAGTTCCAAATTTGCTAAATCGTGGCCTCGTTTGTGGTTTAGGCTCGATGTTTAAAATCATTTTCATGCTTCAACCACCACAATCTCGTAATTATCGAGCGTTCTCCCATTTTTAATAACATTGCTCAAATAGCTTTTATTTCTCCCAAGAAATACACTAGCCGCTCTTAAACTGTCGAATTTCATTGTTACACCGTCCGCCTTGCTTACTAGAGTCACTTTCTTATTTGTTTGTAGCAAACCGTTTTTGAACGCATGCCTTATGTTTTCAGACCTTGTCACCCATTCAAGATTTTCTACGGAGTTATCTAATGGATTACCGTTTTTGTGATTGACATAGTCTTTATTTTCTGGGTTTGGTATGAAAGTTTGAGCAATCAGCCTACTCACTAGGTGAGTTGTCATCTTTTTGTTTTCCCACAATTTCACTCGCTTATCATAGTGATTGCTTCTTTTCCTTTTTTCTATCTGAGGTTTTATCTCTCTTTGTTTCCAAACTCTTTTTGTTGTCTTTCCTCTTACAAAACTATAAGTTGTTTTATTTTTGCAGGACCAAATTGTCCCATCCGAATGTGCTTCATATATCCCCTCATACCCCTTTATTTCTTTAACATCCATAAACCCTCCTCAAATTAGAACGGTAGCATATCACTACTGATATCCTTTAGGTTACTGTTCCCGTATGGGCTACTGTCCCTTGCAAAGTTTGGACCTTGCTGTTGCGGTGCTTGCTGACCGTATGGCCCAACATAGCCGTTATCATTGCCAAACGCTCCCGATGTATTCCCTTGAGTAGCATTGCTACCTTCACGCGCCGCACGGCTTTCCAACATTTGGAAGTTCTCAGCGACAACCTCAGTCACATACACTTTTTGACCTTGCTGATTCTCGTAGCTGCGGGTCTGGATGCGTCCAGTAATTCCAATCAATGCGCCTTTTTTAGCCCAATTAGCCAAATTTTCAGCTTGCTGGCGCCAGATAACACAGTTAATAAAGTCGGTTTCACGTTCGCCGTTAGCGTCCTTGAAGTTACGGTTAACCGCAAGGCTGAAAGATGCTACTGCGATATTGTTCCCTGTATATTTAAGTTCGGGGTCACGGGTTAGGCGACCAACAAGGCAGACCGAATTTAACATAATTTTTCTCCTTTTCTCTATTCACGATGAAGTCGTCCAGCGTGGGTTTAGATTTTTGTCTTGACATTAATTTAGATGTATTTTCAATTCTTCTTCGGTCATACTGGCTATGTTTTGATAGCCGCTGACAGTGTAGTTTTGTTTGTATTCCCAACCGTTTTCGCTAAGTAAACGTTTAAATCTGTCTTTATCGTCTGAATCTTCAAAGTAGACTTCAAGTGTCATTTTTTGGCGATAACATTTTGGTTCTGGAATGTTAGCTTCTTCAATTGTTGGCGTGTTTTCGATAATTTCGCCTGTTTCTGAATCAACAACTAATGCCGTTGGTGTTGTTTCTACTATTTTTTCTTTTTGCTTTTGTAATTCAGCTTGTCGCAGTGCTTCTTGTTCTTGTCTTTGGCGTTCAGCTTCTTGCTTTTGTAATTCAAAAGCATGGTCTGAACGAATCTGATCCAACACCTCTGCTAATGTCAGATTTTGAAGCATGCGGATATACGGTTGGTCGGTCATTCCGTACTCTGAACAAAGTCCGGATATGGATTGAGTGGCTTTTTTAAATTCCTCTTGTTTTTGATATTCAAAAGTAACCATGTCGTCTAATGCCTTCATAGTCGCTTTTTTAAGAGTTACACCGTCCGCCATAAAATCGCCATTTTTGAGGTATTCCGTTGCTTTTCCGTCAAAAATGCGAGGGTCAATCATATATTCGCTGGCTTTGTTAGCTAAATAACTTTTAACCGTGTCCAATCTCAGTGTTTTTTGATGATTTTCAAACTCTTTCACATCATTTGCAATTTGGTTGATAATGTTTTTAAGAGGTTTCTCTGTTTCTTTGATGTATTTTTCAAAATCCGTCGCTGGCTTTGATAACTCATTCTTGATTTTGATACGTTCGTCTGAAATTTGCTTGGTTAATTTTCGCAATTCAGCCAAGATTTTCTTGTCGTCTTTGATAGTGCCGGCGGTGACTGTGTAATTTTGATACTTAGCAACTACATCAGCAATGCCTTTTTCAAAAACCTCTTGCCCTACAATTTCAACTTTGGCTTGTTCAATATTAACTTGTAATTCTTGCATTGTTCACACCTCGTTAATAGTCGAGAAGTTCGCCTTGAACTGGCTCGCTTTGTGAGTTAGCAACCGGTTGAGAATTGCTTTCGCTTGTTTGTTGGAAATGCGTTTGTTCTTGCTTCATTTGTTCGATTTGCGCCAACTTGCGAGCTCTAACATCCTCTTGTGTCTCTTGTGGCGTTACATCCTTGATTCTGTCGAAAGTTTCACCGCCGTCATCCTCGGTGTACATACTTCCTAAATCCTCTGGGAAGGCTTCACGTAAGGCATTGACAAGAGCGGTTTTTCTAATCATGGTAGCTGGCATAGCGTTCCAAGTGCTTTGCTTTTTATCGTATTCTTCACGACTAACGAAAACCTCTACAGGAACCTTGAAATTCTTGCGGTAAACTCTTGCCCAGCCACCGACGAGTGTGTCGTTAGGTAGCAGCAGCGCCCCTTTTCGCTCTACCATATCACCAGAATCGTCAACAACTACCACTCCGGCTTCAAAGCCTTCATAGTTTGGGTTTTGTGCTGCACGCTTCAAGAATGCTTCTTTTGAGACGATTAAGCTAAATTCAGCCCCACCATTTTTCTTTTTGTAAGCTACGATATAGACCTCGTTTAGCAATGGGTTGAGGTTACGACCTTTAATCAGCGATAAAGCTTGCCCAACTTGTTTTTCTGTCAGCAAATCTTGTGGGTCGTAGTATCGTTTGATATCTTGAAACGTCCAGGCACTTGTATCTGTTGAAATATCCCTTTTGTTTTGTGTTTGTAGTTGATTCGTCATACTTTTTGTCTTCCTTTCTTTGTTTTGAATGCCCTTATTTCGCATTTTAATGGGGTGTAGTGCAATTTTAGGCGTGTTCTCGAGTATGTCGATTAAATACCACCTTCGAGCGGTAGCCAAACGCCATATATTCGTTCATTTTCTCTATAAATGAATACAAGTCTAAATCATCCATCATTTTCTGTTTGTGCTCTTTCGAGAATACAAGGCCGTGAATACGCTCGTAGTCTTCAAAGAGCTTTAGTTTAACTTCCGTTTCTGTCAAAGCATCATCCTCTTATCTTGTTGTGTCTTGAATTGATAAACATGCTCATTCGTCGTTCCAAGTCCTGTCTTCTTGAAAACTCGAGAATAGACACGCTTTCCATAAGTGCCCATAATGTCCCGTGGACTTAGGTTAGTGGTAATGATAGTTTTGGTACGCTTGTTCAAAATACTGTACAAAATACCGTTAGACCACTCTGTCACTTTTTCAGTCCCTAAATCGTCGAGCACAAGCCATTCAGCTTCAGATATGCGCCTGATATACTCAGCTTCAAGACTGAAATCCTCTTTGATTTTGGCTAATAGGTCTACTACGTTGATGAATAGCCCCATTTTTTTCGTGTGATCCGACAAGGCTTTAAGTGCTGAATAAGCTAGATGGCTTTTGCCCACTCCAGTGTCACCAATCAAAACAATGTTGTAGTCTTGACCGTCAAGAAAGCCTTTGAGCTGACTTCTAACATTTTTCAAGTCTTCTTTCTGCTCTCTAGTTACTACTTGGTAATTGTCAAAGCTAGCGTTTTTTAAATCATCATCAAGCAGACTGAAATCTTTGAGGAAGTACAAGCGTTTCTGCTCTTGCTCTTGTTCGTACTGCTCTTGTGCCTTGATGGCATTCTGTTGATTTTGTTCTTCCCTGTGGCAAAACTCACACACTGTGTAGGGTTTTGAGTTCGGAAACTGAATCGTGACATAGTGCCGTTGGTGCTTGTCGCAGTATTTATCGCTAACCGTCATATACTGCTTGCGCATTTGTTTGGCTGTTTGCTCTAAACTCATAAGCATCACCTCTAATATTTGCTACAAGCTGGGCCAAATTTAACGGGTCTGTCATCATCAAAACTTTTACGACTGTCAAATTTACGTTGTTCTTCATCTTGCTGGGCAGCGGTATGTATTCCGTTTTGTGCCCATGCTCTTAAGATGGAGTTGATATACCCAAAACCTCTTTTTGAGTTATCGGCAGCTCTATCTATGGCACGTTTAACCAACATGATTTCCAACTTATCGAAATCGATATAGCCTTTCAGTTTTTCCATTTGGTATCCATCGATAGGTCCAATTCTTTCTTGGTAATATTCAAAAATATTAAAATCTGATTGACTATCAGCAGCAGCAGAAGAAGACATTTGACTATTTTCTGATGTTTCATCCTCTCTACTGTTAAATTTACTTAAATTATATTTACTTTCATTATCTTTACTTATATTGGGGAAACCAGTGGTTGCCGTTTGGTTTACCAGTGGTTTACCAGTGGTTTCGTCGGTAGTTTCGTTTAGCAATTCTTTATAAATGCTAGGTATATATCTGTCTTTTCTGACCGTATTCTGTTCGTGGAAATCGACCACAAAATAAACCATTTCATCATTAAGAGGTTTTACGAATTGCTTGATAACTAGAAGTCCTAAATTGTCCTCGTTAGCTCCTATCATTCTGAGAATTGGGAATGCTTCCACCACCCCATCATCGTCGCAATTTTGGATGAGGTGAAAATAAAGAGCTTGTGCTTCGAGGGGCAAACGTAAGAATCGATGTGTTTGAGTGACAGTTTTACTTATCATTCTACGGTTTCCCATTTTTACCTCCTACGTAATAGTATTTTTGATTGTCTGCCATATTTAATGCCTCCCTCCCACCGCTGCTAATTATTTAATTATTTTTCGTTACGTTTTTTAAACCCAAGAGTAAGTCCAGTGATACCTGCTGCGATTACTACCAATCCAAGAGTGCTAGCAATTCCTTCTTTCTCTCCAGTATTAGGTAGGACACCACCGTAAACGGCTGTTTTAGGTGTCTCTTTGCTCACTGGTGCGAGGTTGTAAGATACTGTGGTAGATTGTGCCACTTTGCCATTAGAACGCTCTACGCTCGTTTTAGGGGCTTTTTCTGGCGTGCTAGGTTTTTCTGGTGTTGGTTTAGTTGGTTCCTCTGGAATTTCAAGTTCTGGCAAGTCCAAAACTGGTGCATCAAATGGTACGACACCTCCAGACCATTCTGGCTTATCAATGCTAGGTGCATCGAATGGAGTAGTTCCGCCATTCCATTCTGGAATTTCTACGACTGGAGCTGGTGGCATCATTGGGATATCTTTTAGATCGATAGAAGGTTTTTCAAGAATTGGCGCATCATTTGGCACTGTTCCAATTGGTTCAGTGTATTCAGGTTTCACACGTTCTTCGGGAATACCAGGAATGCCGCCGTTAAATTCAGGAATGTCAACTTTTGGAGCTTCACGAGGAATCTCAAATGTAGGTTCTGGTTTATTTTCACCGCTCGCATCACCCTTTCCTCCTACGAGTTGCACATAGCTATACGAAGTAGCTCCATCTGTTTCTGCTTTCAACTCAATTTTGTTCGTTGGGTTAACTGAGTCCTTGACAGCGTTAACAAGCTTAGTCTTATAGTTGATGTAGATCATGTGATCCAAGCGATCCATCTTGATAGTAAAGCCACGATCTGACTTACTGATAGACTTAACTAAGTCCATAGCTGAGCCTTTGTCAATCCAAGGGTCTACGCTTTCAATCGATTTGATTTCGAAGTAATTATCAACAAGCTTTTGATTATCACTCATCTCATCAATGATTGTGACGTAATTCAATAGACGTTTAGCGTAGTTAATACGAGCAGTCCAGTTGATAACAGTTGGGTCATTCTCGTCTTGACTACCCCATTTAGAAAGCAATTCATCTTTACCGATTTCTTGCTCTTTTCCAATATTTACAGTAACCACTGTACCATTGAAATTAACGTTAACTGGCTTGCCACTTTCAACCTTGTCAGTCCACTTAGCATCGAGCTTCAATGACATTTGTTTATTGAGTGGATGGTTCTTGAAGTAATCGTTAAATACGGTTGTTACTGTTTGTGTCTTAGGGTCAGTTGAAGCCTTACCAACAACAGCTTTTTCTGGGTTATAGACATCAAAATCATAGTTTGTTTGGAAGTTGATTTCTTTTGGAAGGTTGAATGTTACCTTATCCCCTTCGTTGATAGGCATGCTATCTGGGAATTTAACGTCTTTATATTCCACTGTAAAACCACTGTATTTACCAGTTCCGTTGGATTGGTCAACGACAACATCTGGATTAGTTACTTTAATTTCGTTGTCTTCTTTGACAAATTCAGTAGGCTGTTTAGGTGTTTCTGCCACTGGTTGAGTTTCAACGGTTGGTGTGCTTGTTGCTGGAGTTTCTGCAATCGGTTGAGATTCTACTGGTGCTGGTGGAGTAAATACTGGTGTTTCCGCTACGGGTGCCACTGTTTCAGACGGCGTCACTGTAATGTTGCCGCCGTTATCAGCAGTGTAGACGTTAGCAACCGCCGGTTGTGTGTCCACCACTGGTTGAGTGGTTTCGTCCGCTGATACTGCCCCAGCACCGATAAGCAATGCGGTAGCAAGAGCTAGTGTTCCGCAAAGCCCGAAAGCTTTAGTTTTAACGTAAGATGGTTTTGCAATTTGTTGTGTAAACATGGTATAATCTCCTTGGTATAATTTTCTTGCATGGGCCCTAACCCATGCTTTTTTAGTGCTCTCAACGTGCACCCAACGCCCCACCGTGTCATGTTTTTCAATGTTTTATTAGACTTTTTGGGGAAGATTAGGAAAAAAGTAATTTAGTAAAGTTTTTTTGGGAAAAATTATGGGTATAAGTTACACTCCACGGCAGGGCCATGGCTGCACGCTAAAAGATTGACGTTATTTTGTGTACTTGTTCTTGAGTCGTTCGCTTTTTTCCTCTGGGGTTTCAACCCATTCAAAGAACGGCTCTTGCTGTTTGGGTTTCTTTCTGTTTAGCAATTTCTTTAGTAGCTTCATGCAATTACCCCACCAATTGATCTAATGGCAATCCGTGGTCAGCGTTGAAATCTCTTACCTTTTCGTCAATCATGCGATACGGTCTTGCCTCAAAGACTTCTACTTCATTTTGCTTTTTGCTCCAAATCCATCCAAATAGTTTTTTCATTTTTAATTTCCTTTCTGTTTTCCCTAACCTCACTAGTGAGCTAGAGGTGTTTTTTTAAATATCCAAAATATCGTGCGTTCTGCATGTAGCAATAAAATCAATTGCTACATCTTGAAATAGATCTTTACATTTACTGTCTGGTGTGTCTGGTTTGCTACAAACATCTCTATACATCAGACATATTGTGTCGATATTATCAAGCTCGTCTTTTGCTTTTTTTGAGACATCCATCGTCTGATTGATGTAAAGAATTAACTTTGTAATGTTGTCGAGAGCAGGGATGCCACCTTCCATCTTGCGGAAGTCTTTCTCAAATTGGATAGCGCACGCTACCAACCTCTGGGTGTAATGATTGTTTTTCATGTTTTGCTCCTTGATGTTATTTAAATCTGTTTCTAGTTTTCCACTCGATGAAGGACTTAAACCCTTCATAGTTGATGAAAACCAGTTTATGCGTCGGGTTGAATACGTAGTCCCGAAAGTCTTTGTTGTCCCTCATTTCTCGAATAAGGTTCTTTGCCATCGACTTCCCCAGGCCTTCCCACCGCTGCATGAGGTGATCATAGTCTCCCCACTCAGCTGTTTCGTTAACTCCGACTGGTTTGTAGGTGATTTCCATTGTTTGCCCTTTCTGATATAATTGATTCAAGAGGTGTTTAAAATGATTGAAACTGTATCAAAACAAGCTAGAACGTTGTTGAAAGAAATGATTAAAGTTAAGGGTGATTCCAACTGTGTCATTTACGAAGATTACTCAGATTTAATCGAGCGAAATCCACTCGCTACCGAAGAATTAATCTTGTTGTCATTCGTTGAGCAATACCTAACGAATGATTTTAGAATCACTAGCAGGGGTCTTATCTTCCTTCAGCAATACAAAACTTTCTCACGCCAACTTTGGCTCACAAGTTTTTGGATACCTCTTGCCGTTTCAGTGTTTGGAACATCCATCACACTACTTATTCAGAATTGGTTATTTAACTAACAGCCAGAATATCGCTGTGCCAATAACAACTCCGATTAAGCTGCCGATGATGGCTAATGCTACATCATATCCGTCTAAGTTCGACTCAAAGAAATATTTGAGTTTTTTTAATGCCTTCATTTCTTGTCCTTTTCCTAAACTGTTAAGCGTTCTTGATTAAGAAACTTGTTAATGAAATACTGTTGACCCTTGCCAGTAACCTTAGTTGTCGTGTTGGTAGTTGTGTGTCCGTCAGCGTGATTGATATTTGTCTTTTTCAACTCAAACAGCTTTAAATCCATGCTCTTTTGCGTTGGTTGATTCCAAGAATCCCCACGGCGACTAATTAGATAGCCGTTAGAGCGTAGCCACTGAAAGAGTTTGTTTTGACCGATATCAATCCCATTCTGTTTCAAGATTTTAGCCAGCTCACCAATCAGACAAGATGACTTGCTAGCACTTACTGCATCAGCAAACAGCACCTTAGGACGGTCAGCTTCAATCTGTGCTTCTAGCTTATGGACTTTCTTATCAGCCATGAGCAACGCTCTTGCCATGATTTTCTCTGGACTATTGAAATCTTTCTCAACTTGGATGAAGTATTCTCTGACTTCGTGCCCTTTACTTGTTTTTGACATCATAGCTAAATGCTCAGCCATTCGGATTGTGACGGCATAGTCTTGTAATTTCTTTGTTCCGCCGTATTGATTTTGCTGTGTAGTTGTAACTACGGAGCTAAAATCTTCGTTTTCTTTGAACATTTTGAAGTTTTGCTCAACCCACTGACTGAAACGGGTTTTAACTTCTAATGTTTTGTGAAGTTGTCTCGCACTAATGATAGGCTCATTGTTTTCGTTTAACGTTACATTAATTAATTCGTTCATTGCCACTTCCTTTCTTAATTCTTGACTTGAATTTAATTCAAGTTTTACTGTAAAAAAATATCAGATACCGTACAAATCAGACGATTGAATGTGGTATTTATTACAAATGATTACCATGTTCTTAGGAGAAATAGAAAGCACGTTCTTCTCCCAAGCGCTGACTGTTTGAGCTGTCGTACCAACGCTTTTAGCAAATTCTTCTTGCGTCATATTATGACGGGCTCGAAGTTCTTTGATTGTAATCTTTGGAACTATTTTTGTCATTTTGTTCCTCCTCTCTAACTAACTTACAAACATATTGTAACTTGAATTTAATTCAATGTCAACAGTTTTGTTGATTTTTTTTCAAGTTTTTTTAGTTTTTTTATAGAACAACTTGAAAATTAGGAAAGTCTACTATATAATGCTAATATAAACAGCAAGGAGAAAGATATGGATTTGAATAAGCAAAGAGGAAGTAGAATTGAAAGTTTGAGAGCTAACAAGGGCATTAGTCAACTTGAATTAGCGAAAATGTTAGGGTATAAGTCTGACTCAACTATTTCGAAGTGGGAAAGCGGTGCTAGTATTCCAACGGGGGCAAAGATTGTAAAATTAGCTCAAGCTTTAGGAACTTCCACGGACTACATCTTGTATGGAGTCGATAAGCCTGCTGTCTCTGATATTCAATCTATCTATGATGACCTAAATGACATTAACAAGAAAAAAGTAGTAGATTTAGCTCTTACCTTGCGTGATAAACAAAACAGAAAGCCAATTCAAATGACTACTGTTTTTATCACAGGTTTTGTTTCTGCTGGTAACGGGGTCATGCAAGACGACTATGTAGACGCTGAAATCACGATTCCCTCTAATGAGGTTCCTGATGAATTTGACAGCGTTGCAAAAGTGATAGGCGAAAGTATGTCGCCTAAAATAAAAGACGGAGACCTACTTTTTATCAAGCATACCCCGCAAATAGAGAATAATGATATTGCAATTTTTCAAGTTAATGGCGAGAACTATGTCAAACAGTTCAAATCAAACGGGACACCATACCTGAAGTCACTTAACCCCGACTACGACAATGTCTATCTTTCAGAAAATGACGACATCCGAACAATCGGGGAAGTCGTAGATATCTATAGAGTTTAAATTATGTGCAATCACTGAACCACATTAAAAGCTGGGAGGAAATTTTATGAAAAAATTATTGTCTGTAGGCTTAATAAGCCTTTCCATTGTAAGTCTTGCTGCTTGTTCTCAAACCAAAAGCACGTCTTCTCAAACTAGCTCGACGTCAAAGGCTAAAACTGAGCAGTCAAGTGAGAGCAACGTTCCTAAGGAGTACAAAACAGCTGTAACTAAAGCTAAGCAGTACGCTAGTACCGTCTATATGTCTAAAGAGGGATTGCGTGCTCAACTAGTAAGTTTTGATAAATACTCTCAAGAGGCCGCTGACTATGCTGTAGAGAATTCTGGTATTGATTACAACAAACAAGCTGTTGAAAAAGCGAAACAATATCAAGATACTGTGGCTATGTCTCCAGACGCAATACGTGATCAATTGGTAAATTTCGACAAATTTACACAAGAAGAAGCTGACTACGCTGTCCAAAATCTGAAATAAAACAAAAAAGCCCTACACTCACCGTCGCCAAACTTAGAGTGTAGAGCAAGCATCACAGAAAAAATCGTGTAAACTGAGAGCAGTCTTACAAGTCTTTTTCTGTACCCATTTTACCAAAAATAAGGAGATGTGACAATGTGGGTAGAAGAATTACCGAATGGGAAATATAAATATTTCGAAAGATACAAGGACACTTACACTGAGAAATGGAAACGAGTATCTGTCACTCTATCCAGCGGCTCGAACCGAGCAAAGAAAGAAGCTCAACGCTTACTTGATGATAAGATAGCCCAGAAGATAGAATCATCAAGCACTACTAACGTGTCATTCCATAGTGCCTTCAATGAGTGGTGGGAGTTCCACCAAAAGCAGATTAAGTTAAGCTCAATCAAGAGCCTTGCAGCATCCGTTAAGCGAATATCTGACACTATTGAACAAGGAACTATCCTATCAAATATCAATGTCAGACTTATCCAATCCTTGCTAGACACTGAAGACTGGACAGATTCACAAAAATATCGTGCCAAGACCGTACTAAATACATTCTTCGATTACGCTATGGATCAACAACTTATAACCGATAACCCATCACGAAAAGCCCGACTGCCAAAGAAGACCAATAAACTTGAGAAACAGCAAGCTGCCAAGAATAAGTACTTAGAACCAGACGAATACAGTCGCTTATTGAAAGAACTCTATCGAAAAGATATAACGCTGAGATACGCTCTAGCGTGTGAGTTTATGCTTTTAAACGGCTGTCGGATTGGTGAATTAGCTGGTTTGACTGTATCAGATTACCACAAAGAGACACGCTCTTTGGATATCCACACCTCTTTCAACAGATACATCCCAGAAAACGAAGGAACAAAAACAGTCGCTAGTTACCGAACTACCTACCTCACCAACCGTGAGATGGAAATCATTGACCAGATACTAGAGTTGAAAGAGTTAAGCGAATCAACCAACCCAGATTGGTATCATAGCGATAAGATTTTCACGACCAACACTGGTAAACCTATTCATAGCACTATTTTAAGTGCATCACTCCAACGAGCTAATGCCAGACTGGAAACACCTATTGATAAGCATCTATCCCCTCATATCTTCAGACATACCACTATAAGCATACTGGCTGAAAATAACGTGCCGCTAAAAACTATCATGGATAGGGTTGGTCATGCAGATTCGGAAGTAACTACTAGCATCTATACCCACGTCACAAGAAACATGAAGGACCAAGCAGTTAACATTTTAGATAACATCATCACGAATAATCTTGCCCCTTCCTTGCCCCTTGGGTAG